CGACCGACTGGACGCAGGACAACTTCGGCGAGGTGCTGCTCGCATGCCCGACCGATGGGCCGATCTACCAGTGGTCGCCCGACTTCGGCTTCCAGAACGCGCAGGTGGTCAACAGCGCGCCGTTCTTCAACGGCGGCATCTTCATCTCGATGCCGCAGCAGATCGTGGTGGCGTGGCGCTCGGTCGAGGCGAGCGGCGTGCAGGACCAGCTCGTGGTGCGCTGGTCGAACGCGGGCGACTTCACCAACTGGGTGGTCTCCAACCAGACCACCGCGGGCTCGTTCCACATCCCGACTGGCTCGCGCATCATCGGCGGCCTGCAGTGCCCGCTGTTCGGCCTGATCTCGACCGACATCGATGTCTGGTCGATGACCTATGTGGGCGGCATCATCATCTTTAACTTCAATCGCGTCGGCACCGGCTGCGGCTGGATCAGCTCGCATGCCTGCGGCGTGCTCGCCGGCACGCCGTACTGGATGGGCACCAACAACTTCTTCACGCTGTCCCAGGCCGGCGTTGTGCCGCTGCCGTGCTCGGTGTGGGATGCGGTCTTCCAGAACCTGCAGACCGCCAATCAGACGAAGGTGCGCGTCGCCGTCAACAGCGCCTTCAACGAGGTCGCGTGGTTCTATCCCTCGGCCGCGAGCACCGGCGAGGATGACTCGTACGTGAAGGTCCACATCGAGGGCCAGGAGTTCGAGTGGGACTTTGGCACGCTCATCCGCACCGCCTGGATCGACATCTCGATCCTCGGCATGCCGATCGGCGCCGACACCAGTGGCCAGCTGTGGCAGCACGAGAGCGGCAACACCATCACCGGCGCCGGTCTGCCGACGTTCCGCACCGGCTGGTTCACGCTGGCCGAGGGCCAGGATCTGCCGTTCATCGACTTCATCATCCCGGATTTCATCTGGGGCACGCGCTCGGGCGCGCAGAACGCCACCGTGACCTTGACGTGGTTTGGCTGCGACTACATCGGCGGCCCGGTCTACACCTACGGCCCGTTCGTGGTGTCGCAGGCGACGCAGTACGTCAACGTGCGCATCCGCAACAAATTCATTTCGCTGCTCGCGCAGAGCAATGCGGCGTCGGAATTCTGGCGGCTCGGCCGCATCCGTTTCCGCATCGCGCAGTCGGGGAGGCGCTGATGGCCTCCTTGAGTGACATCCTGACCACGATCCAGCAGGGCGTCACTGCGCTCAACAATCTTGGCACCCAGGTCAAGGGATCGTTCAACAACATCGCAGCCAAATTCAGCGTGATCAACGGCCAGATTGCGGCACTGCAAGGTAGCACGACAAATGCCAGCAATCTCACCTCTGGCACGCTGGCGCCAGCGCGCATGCTTAAAACCTTTGATGTGATCAATCTGCAGCTCAATGCATCGGTGGCGACCAATATTCTCACCATTGCGGTCAAGGATGCCTCGACCGGCAACGATCCGACTGCCGCGCTGCCGGTGGTCATTCCGTTCCGCGATGTCACGATCGCCAACGGCGACCCGGTCTATGTGTCGGTGACGGCGGCGCTGTCGATCAACACCAACGCGGTCGGCGCAACTCTCGGCACGGCAAATGGCGTTCCGTTTCGGCTCTGGGTGGGCGTGTTCAACAACGGCGGGACGCCGGTCCTCGGCCTATACCAGAGTGTCACGGGCGGCGCCTCGCCGACCGCGATGCAGTCGTGGAACGAGGCCGTGCTCGCGAGCAGCACGGCAATTTCCGGCGCCGCTACCGCGGCGGCGACATGGTACACGCCGAACGGCACGACGGTCACGAGCAAGGCGTTGCGCATTCTCGGCTATGTCGACTATGCGAGCGGCCTTGCGACCGCCGGCACATACGCGAGCGCGCCGACCACGATCCAGCTTTTTGGCCCAGGTATCAAAAGGCCCGGTGATGTCGTGCAATCGAATTACTTTTCCACCACGACGCAGACCTCCATCAATTCCACCACGCTCACAGTGACCGCGCTGACCAATACCATTTCGCCCACGGCTGCGCCAAATCTGGTCAGATATCTTGCGGTAGGCAATATCGGTGGTGGCGGCTCGGGCGTGGAGGGCCAAATCCAGATGAAGCGCGGATCGACGTTCATCGGCATCACTGTCATCCAGCGCACTTCGGATGCAACCATCTCGTCCGGTGCGTTTCCCGTTATTCTTGGGCCGCTGTTGGATGCGCCAGGAGCCACTTCGGCGCAAACCTACGCGGTATATGTGGCGTCGAACGGCGCTACAGCGTTCAACAATAGCGGTACGCTCGGCACGAACCCGACCTCGTCGGCCAATATGATGCTTGAAGAGATCATGGTGTGAGAATGGTAACGAGTCAGTCGTCCGCACCGGCCGCAACGCTGAGCGCCCTCCTCACCTCGCTGCAGCAGGGCGTGCAGGCGATCAATAACATCAGCCAGACGATGGGATCGATCTTCCCCAGCTCGTAAGGAACGCAACCATGGCCTCCACCTTCACCGCAAACATCCAGATCGAGGAGCCGGCGCGCGGCGACGATGTCGGCACCTGGGATGTGCCGGTCAACAACAACTCGACCCTGCTCGACCTCGTGCTCGGCGGCACCGCGACGATCAGCCTCAACAACGCCAACGTCACGCTGTCGGCGGCGCAGTTTCAGTCGCGCACCATCACGTTCAACTCGACGCTCACCGCGAGCGTCGTGATCACCTTCCCCAGCTCGTTCAAGAAGGATTACAACATCCAGAACATCTGCACCGGGTCGAGCGCGTTCACCATCACGATGGGGACGACTGCGGCCGGCGGTCAGCTGATCGCGTGTCCGCCGGGGCAGCCGTTCGAGATGCTCAACGACGGCAGCAACATCAAGTTCAAGAATTTCGGCCCGCACATCGGCGGCTACTGGGACTACGCGGGCTCGTCGGTGCCGAACTGGGTGAGCGGCTGCACGATCCCGCCGTATCTCAACTGCGACGGTACGTCGTTCTCGTCGGCGACCTACCCGGCGCTCAATGTCATCATGGGCGGCACCACGCTGCCGGATATGCGCGGGCGCGGGCGCATCTACAACAACCAGGGCACCGGGCGCGTGACCAGCTCGCAGGGCGGCGTGGATGGCAACACAAACAATGCGGCTGGTGGCACGCAGACCACGACGCTGTCGAGCCAGCACGTCCCGCCGGTGCCGGTCACTGACCCAGGACATGTGCATAATTTGCTTGGCGGCGATGCAGGCTCGGGTGCCCCCGGCACCTTCGACATCAGCTCGCAAAACAGCGGCATCAACCGCAATGCCGACATCGCCGTGACCGGGATCAGCGCAGGCAATGTGTCCCCGGCCTCCTTCTCGAACATGCATCCGGTTGCGGTCGGCGGGCTCACACTGATCCGAGCAGCGTGAGGACGGCGGCAAGCGCCGCAAGTCCGAGCAGAACAAGGAACCCCGTGCCGGCCCAGGCCCGGAGCGAGTACGGCTTGGCACGCCAAATGTCGGTCATCTGCAACCTCCCCTGTTGGGGAAGCGCTACCAGGGCCGCGCTGCGCCGGCAAGGGGCTTTCCTCGGCCAAGAAATGAATGTAATTTCAGTTCTATGCCGCTGATCAAGTCGGGCAGCCGCGCTGCGATGTCGGAGAACATCCGCGAGATGGTCAAAGCCGGCCATCCGCAGAAGCAGGCGATTGCCGCCGCGTACCGGCAGGCGCGCCAGTACGGCAAGAAATTCGCGGGCGGCGGCGGCGCCAATATCGGCTCGCTGGAGGCGCGCGGCCTCGCCCACAGCGGCATGATCAAGTCGGCGGTGCCGGGCCGCACCGACAAGCTGCCGATCACGGTCGGGGGCGGCGCCTATGTGCTGCCGGCCGACCACGTCTCGGCGATCGGCCAGGGCAATTCGGCGGCCGGCGCCGACATCCTCAACAAGACATTCAAGATGGGGCCGTACGCGACCAGCGGCATCGGCAAGATCAGCACCAACCTGAAAGCGGGCCGCGCGCCGGTGCCGAAGCTCGGCCGCATGACCGCGACGCCGAAGTTCGCCCGCGGCGGCCACCGTCCTGGCCGGCATGTGCCGATCGTCGCGGCCGGCGGCGAGTTCGTCATCCCGCCCGAGAAGGTCGCCGAGATCGGCTCGGGCGACCAGGAGCGCGGGCACAAGATCCTCGACCACTGGGTCCAGGCCACCCGCAGGAAGCACATCACCACATTGCGCGGACTGAAGCCGCCGAAGAAATGACAGCGCCATCCATCGTGCGGACGGCCAAGGCCGAGGACTACGCCGAGGTGTGGCGGCTCCTCCTGGTCAGCCATCAAGAGAACGGACAGTTCCCGCTCGCGCCCGAGAAGGTCGACACGTTCGTCGCGCGGGCGCTGCGGCCCGATCTCTTGCCGGCCTGGGACGTGGGCCCGCGCGGCGTGATCGGCGTCATCGGCCCGGTCGGCGCGCTTGAAGCGCTCTGCCTGCTCTTTCTTGGCAGCTACTGGTACACGAACGAGCGCCACATCGAGGAATTTCTCGTCTTCGTCGACCCGCGCTGCCGCAGCTCCGCGCACGGGCGCGAGATGGTCAAGTGGATGAAGGAGCAGAGCGACGCGACGGGGCTCAAGCTCGTCACCGGCATCATCTCGAATGTGCGCACCGAGGCGAAGGTGCGCATGTACGAACGCATGCTGCCGAAGGTCGGTGCCTTCTTCATGTACGGCGGCAAAGGCTCGGTCATCGGATCGAGCGCGGCCCTGGCGTGAGGTGAACCATGGGCAGCAAGGGTTCGCAGACCATCCCGACCACCCAGACGCAGACCTACACGCCTGCGCCGTACGCGCAGCAGGCGATCCAGCAGGCGATGCAGCAGGCGCAGGGCGTCGCACAGACGCCGTTCCAGACGCCGGTCGCGCCGGTCGCCGGCTTCTCGCCGCAGCAGCAGCAGGCGTTCAACATCACCGGCGCCGCGCAGGGCATGGCGCTGCCCTACATCAATCAGGCGGCGAACTACTTCTCGCCGCAGGGCGCGTCGCAGTTCTTCAACCCGTTTGCGCAGAACGTCGCCAACCAGCTGCAGAACGTCTTCGGCCAGCAGATGACGCAGGCGACCGGCAACGCAGTGGCGCAGGCCGGCGGCACCGGCGCCGATCGCATCGCGGTCGCGCAGGCGCAGCTCGCCAACCAGCAGGGCCTCGCGGCGGG